TGTTCGTTCTGGTAGAAGGGCGTAGTCTCTCCGGTAAGCTTCTCTGCCACCAGTTGATTAATATACGAGTCAGCCTGAGTAGACCACTTGCCTTGGGTCGTAATGATCTTGGCGTACATTGACGCTGAAGGAATGCCTAGCCTCGAGGCTAACCACTCGTCTGTACCCTGCTCACAGTTAATGCAGCGCATCTTTAGCCTCCAAGATTTCAAACTCAATCAAGGACACAATTTTAGAAACTTTGTCCGAAATATCAGAGTTGAGGATTGCAGACACTTCACGTTTTAGCTCGCGGTTCTTTTCTAGCTCAAGCTGCTCCTCCTCATCAAGAGCCTGTTCCTGAGCGGAGAGATAGCGGTTTAGGTCTACCATTACTGGGTCGCTCATAAAGCCTCCGCTTTCTTATCAAGGATTTCCTTGGCCATATCAAACTTGTTCGCATCTAATTCAGATACAGACTCGCACTTAAAAGTTTTGCAGAACCTTTGTAGGTCTGACTCTGTTTTCTCAATCAGATCAGAGATAACTTTGGCCTGAGCCTTGGTGATAGTTTTAGCTTGTGCTATAGGCGCGGCCTGTGTCGCAGCGTTACCATCGTCATCCTCTGAGGGAATCCCTGCGATAGACTGTAGTGCGTAGCGTCTCGCGTAGGTGATAGCTGAACCCGCTGCCTGTGCATCCATCTTCCCCAAGGGGATGAAGTAGTCCTGCTCTAACCACTCGCCTGACGAGTGCATGAGGCGGGTAGTAACACCGACTGAGTTTTCTCCAGTAACAGGGAATTGCACATAGCTAAGTCCATGCTTGGCAAAGGGAGGCTTGACTGCATCGATGACATCCCCCAAGTCGGCGTATTTAGATTTGAAGAATGGGTTGGAAGCTGATTTCGTTGCCGCGCCCATATCGCCCTGTGCCGCCGCCATTGCTCCGGCTAGGTTCTTAATTGATTCTGACTGCTTCATACTGTTGCCCCTTGTGTTTCCCATAGGTGAATGATCTGTGCATCTTTTGCGTAATCTTTCTCGAACTTCTTCAAAGCTGACACAGCTATCTCCACGTTCTGATCTAATACATACCGCGCATAGTCGCGCAGTGTAGTGTTAGCCTGTTCGTGAAACATAGCTATGTCGGAGATGTTGCCTGAGTGTAGCGATTTGATTAGGTCAACCGCGAATGTCTCGCAGTAGGCCTGTGTGTGTAGCGCCTCAATCAGGAAGTCGAACCCTGACTCGCGGACTACGATTGATACGAATTCATCCACGAGGGAATCAGGCAGGTCTAGCTGACCTTCGTGAATCCAAGTGAATACATCTTCGCGGTTTAGAAATGACTCGATGGTTTGTATTTTCATAATATCCCCTCCCAAGGAATAACTGTACTCTAAAACATAAACTTGTCGCGGTCAACATTATCATCAAAATAAAAATGCACCGGCCTATCTTCCTGCTCGGTTACCTGTAAGCTGTTGGAATGAAAGTAAAAATTGTATCTTCCCTCCCAACTACCATGCCTTTGTTTGGCTACCACGATGTACTGGTCGTAACTTTTCTCTAAGTATTCTTGCTGCTTTTCGTCTAGCTCTACCAGTTTGGATAGCTCTTTAAGCTTGTGTCTTTTCTGATTAGCGGCAATCACTAGCACGTTGTCCGCGAGGTCTGAGATAGTAGACGCGCCCCGAATGTCATGCTTATCACCTATGTAATCATCCCCTGCTTGCTGAGGCTTTCGTAGGTGAGCGATGAGCATTACATGAATACCCAGAGTCTTACACGCATGCTGTAGTCGGTTGATGAAATCAGTCTCACCGTTGCGGTCGTCAAACTTAATCCCGCACTTGGTAAGGGAGTCTATGACCATAAACTTAACCCCTAACTCCTTCGCGCAGTAGTGGACTACCGCGAGGATTCTGGCGCTCTCCACTGTGTCCAGTTGGTCGTAAATTACTATGTTCTTGTCCACAAAATCCGCGAACTGGTTGATAAAATCCTCAGTAGGCTCGCCGTCCTTAGCCCCCGCAGACTGTAGGCACATCCGCCATAGTGTTTCGGAGGGTTTCATCTCGAGTGACGCAATGCAAACCTTGGAATGCTTCGCGAGCTTCAAGCAAAGCTGTCCAACAAGAATCGATTTCTTCGCGCCATTAGCTCCTGCCACGATGGTTAGCTCGCCCTCCCTCAAGCGAAACGTGTCGTATGTCTTAGGCCAAGGCAGCTTAGCTCCCCATATTTTCTCGCCCTTCGATCTTTCAATCACATCTTCCCGCCAGTGTCCGGCAGATTTAACTTGCTGCGCCTCCATCATCGAGGTGAGCTCGATGTATTTGTCTAGCTCCAGTCCTTCGGGTATTTTCACAGCTCAATCTCCCACGAGGCGGTCGGCTTTTCTTTTGCTAACTGTTCCTTCCTGCGGCCTTCCCATGTTCTAACTGTAGCCTTCCAAGATTTCATTTTATTTGTCCCCACAATCCATCCCCTTGATTCGTACCAGTCCACAAATCTCTCAGCATCTAAACCATTCCCTCGCTCCTCACAGTAGGCCTTCACCTGCTCCACTGTTGGTGGCTTAAATATATTTGTTTCTTGTTTATTGTTTAGTTGTTGTCGCTTTGTTTGTCGTTTGCTTGTCGTTTGCTTGTCGCTGTCCTGATACTGGCAGTAGTTAGTTATTGATATGATTGAGTATTTACTGAAATTCTGCTTGTCAATTTGGTGACAGTTTTCGAACCGTTTGATTGTCGTTCTTAAACGCCTCACTGATATGCCTAGTCTGGCACTCACTGAGTTAAGGCCGAAAACTATCTGTCCTCTCTTTAAATTCAATGGCTTACCGTTAAATGAGACGGTCTTATCCTCCACCGCAGCACCCATCAGGAGGTAGAGCCAAAGCTTCAGCGCCTCGGGGTCGTCCCAAACAAACGAGTCTTGTATCTTGCGGTCTAATCTAATCCACCCGATCATATCTCAACCCCTGCCGCATCTAGCACGGCCTGAGCCTTATAGATTGCCTTGCGGTCTTCAGGGGTAGGGTTTAGATTCCCCTCGCTTGCCCATACCTGCACCAATTCCATCAGGCATTTAGCTGAGTCTATCTCCTCGCGGGTAGCCTTGTTAAACTCCGGCTTATACCCGTCCTCGGGGTAAATATCTGGCCACGATAATGACGCAGCCGATAGAATCACCTCTGCGGTACATCCTGCGAAACAGTGAATAAGAATCTTACCGTTGTCTAAGTGTTTGATACTTAAAGAATTAGACCCGTCATCGTGGGCAGGGCATTTCGCCATTGCCTTGTCGCCAGATTGCCTGACATCCTCGAGCCTTGATAATACTTTGCTATAGTCTGACATGATTTTCCCTTTGTGTTTTCAAAGGGATAGGGTATTCTACGCATAGCCGCGCAGTTTCCCCTCCCCTTGTGTCTGCGTGGTTAGCCCCCTTCGGGGGGCGTTTCTAACAATTCACCCCAACGGGTAAGCCCTGCATACTCTAGCCTTTTCGGATTTCGCATTTTCCTTAAGGCCTTGCCGTATATTTGCCTCACCCTCTCCTTACTCACCCCGTACACATTGCCTATTGCCTCCCATTTATGTTCCTCCCCCTCGAAACCGAGCCGTAGCGATACGACCTCCGCCTCTCTTTTGGTTAGCATCCCCAACATACTGCCTACTGCCTCGCGCTTTGCCCCTATCTCCATAATTTGGGCAGGGTCTAGCGTGTCCTCCTCGAGGCGCACTAGCTCGTTAGCGTTTGCCTGTATAGTTTTTTTGTTGGTCTTTAGCGGCTCGATTATCTGAGCCTCGGGGTATAATTCGTGCGGCATGAGATTAAAAAAATCACATAGCCTCATAAAACACTTACGATACTCCCCGCGAAAATCGTACACGCTTTCCTGCAAGTTTAAATATCTGCAAGCCTGAGTATAAGTAATCCCCGCCTGCCTTGATAACTCAGCAGCGGAAGCAATCCCCTTCCGATCCATAGCACTAGCTAATAGATTATTTTTAACCTTTATCTCTACCCTATAATCCTTCATCAAACCCTCCCCTCGCTCAGGCCTTCACAGCGGCGATCTGAGCGATGTTAATTATACCCCTTGTGTTGGTATTAGTTTCCCATTTAAATCGCTTACACGCGAGCTGTTAAGCCTTCACGATGGATATTTCAGCTTGCATGTAGGCTGTCGCAATATCCTCACACTCTTTTTGGAGTAATCGCATACCATTATCGCGGTATTCTCTCTCTACCAGAAAGGATTTATCCTTTGCATGCTCGCGAATGTAAGCTTGCTTCGCTTGCTCGGCTTGCTCCTCGGTCTGATAACCCAAACCGAATAAGCCGTTCTTTCCCTTTAATCTGTACATACTATGCCTAGCCCCTTATAGTCTGGATGTCCCGCCTCCCCTTCACTGGTTCGGCTACCACCTGTAGCGTACCACAGGCAAACCGACTCGGTATAGTATTCCTCGGCGTTTATTTCATCCTCGTAATCCCATTGCCCCGCGAGCAGTAATAAACCCGCGAGAGTTAGCATTGCCAGTGATTCCTTAAGCATGATCGTCCTCCAGTTTTGGGTAAACATTGAGCGCGTACTCCTGCGCCTCCTCTATTTCCTTCGGTGTGCATAGCTGCGCTAGGTCATCGACTAGCTGTAAACTATCCGCCAGTCTGTGTTTTGGCGCTGTCAACGCGAGCATAAGCGCGTTAGTTAAGGCTTGTTGGTGATTCATTTTACTTGCTCCGGCAATTCATCAAAGACCGCATAAGCTTCGCCGAACGATTCCGCGATCTTGGTAAACTTTTCCGCATAAGTTTCGCCATAAACCTCTGGCTTATCCCAAAACCCTGCGCCGTGGCCGTTGCGAGTAAGCCAGAAATCATGGCCCGCTTGCTCTATATTGTCCGGTGATAGGTAACACACAATGCGGCTATAGAATGCCAGACAATCGATTATAGACTCGCGGAGGAATTCCTCGTCTATTTCTGCGCCAATTGGCGGCTGCCCCTCCTCGCCCAATTCTGTAAAGTCTACCGCTTCAAGGTACGCGGCGATAAATTGAGACTCTTTCTTATTGGTTTCTATTATGTGCATTTTATTTTCCCCTTAAGTGATTGATTAGCGATAGGCATAATTCTATATCGCGAGCAGCCCCTTCCTGTCCGGCTTCTGTTAAATCTGGAAGTAGCGTTGTTTCTAGCCATGCGGTATAGGCATTGATTTCGGATTCAGTCCACATAAAATTCCCCTCAAGTGTTTGATTGTGTTATGATTAGCTGTACTTTATATGTTCTGCTATTTGCTCATCTAGTAACGGTTTGACCGATTCGGATATAAATTTTGCCCCGTCTGGCGTTTCATTAGGTAAGGCCGCCAATAGCCCCTTGAGCGCTTCAGAGTGACTAACAGTCATATAGGCCGCCAATTCTGCATAGTGACATAGAGTCTCGTATAGCCCCTCATCATTGTTTAGCCATAAGGCCACGTTCCAATCATTCTTATTTGCATAACCTTTGAATGTTTCTTTTGTCATTGTCTTTCCCCTTGTAAGTAATGCCCCGCCGAAACGGGGCGATTGATTAGATCATGCTATCGAGTCTTTCTTCCAATTCCGCTTTGCTCGAGCAATAGATTTCATTAAGCCAGTCCGCCCCTTCAATCCAATAGCCGATGTCCCTACCGACTCGATCTATTTCTATCGTCAATCCTAGCTTTGCCGCTTTGCGTCTTAGCTTGGCAAGTGATATAGGGTTGCTTTGGTTTAGCGTGTTACTTAAAAGCTTCTCGAGTTTCATGATATTCCCCTCGGTAATGCGCCCCGTAGGGCGCGTATTGTTTAAAGTCTATTATCTTGCATAGCTTCCGCTAGTGTTTCGCAATAATTACCGCTTTCAAAGAATGGCGCATCGCCCGATCTAGAAGGATCAATTGCTCGCCAGACAACGAACGGGTGTAGCGAGTGTTCGCGCTTTACTATTGCCATCGCGGATGGATAGCTAAACGAGTCACCGTTCGAATTCTTAACTAGGTCAATTAACTGGCCGTTTACTTGTTCTAATGCTTTGCTTAAATCCATTGCGTGATTCCCCTTAAGTGATGCGCTGCACCGTTGCCGCGCTTTCGTAAAGTACATTGCATGCGCCGTGCCAAGTCCTGCCAACAATCGAAAACAATTTTAAAACTTCAATGATTACAACGCGTTGCGGATGAAAATAAATTCACCGGATTGTTTTACTGTATAAATACACAGTGTTCAAAAGTGTTACTGTGTTACCGTAAAGTGTTACCGTGTTACCGTGAAAGTGTTACCGGTAACAGATTGGGTTGGGGGTTGGGTGTAGGGTATTGGCTGCCTATCAATCCCTCACATTTAGCGAATCTCGCCAATAGTTAGCGAATCTCGCCACCTATTATCCGCGCGTGTGTGCGTGTGCGCGTATA